TATTGTCTGAACCGTATTCAGATCAACTGTAGGAAACGTAACCTCTGCCCCTTCTGTGAACTTGTCCGGCCTTGGGTTAAGAAGAGATTGTGGGTCATCTATCCTAACCCTACCGAGAAAGTTTTGCGGCTGATCAGGATCAACCACATCATAGCCCACACGAAAACCGTTTTTGACGCCGTTTTCGTACTCGTCAACAAGCTGATCCAGAGGATATCTGAACCCTGTTTTATCGCAAAAACCAAATGCGTATTTGCCTCTAGCGTTTGTCATTATTAACCGGCTCTACCAAACCTCTTGCCTCTGGTCGCTGCTCCAGCCCCACGAACAGTGCCGCCCTTTGACCTCTTCATAGCGCCGCCTTTTTTCATGCCTTTTTTCTTCATTGCTCCACCACCTGCTTTACGAGCGGTGATACCCGGCTTAACTTTTTTGGCAGTGATTCCGGGCCTAGACGGCTTCTGCTTTGAGGCAGGCTTTTTAGCCGCCGCATCAGCAGCCCTACGCTGCCTGTTAATCTCACCAAGATTAGACAAACGAGTAGCTACCCTAGCTCTTTTCTCTGCCTGATCAGGAAGATCAGCGCCTTTTCTTTTTCTAATTTGCACATTGGGATTACTCTTGGCAATTTTCTTAGCTTTTTTTGCGGCTGTATCACCTCGCAAAGCTG